AGTATACTTTAGTAAAGCCTACTTGAAGTTTGTTTGCTGCCTACTTGCAGCCCTACCCTTGCTTACTTGAAGCCCTTTCCTTACCTACTTGTCGGGGTTAGTATTACCCCCGACTTCTGGGGCACCCTTTATATACCTCTTTACGTTCACATTTATGAACTCTATGACGTGGTCCAACCTCCGTTCCACTTGGTCGATTCGTTCATCAGTATTATCGCGAAAGGTCTTCTCTGGTTCATAACACGTAGTGATGATGATGGTTTTCGCGAGGAATTGTCTCATTCCGCCCTTGAATTCCAATCTATGTTCATATCGGTCTAACAAATGTAACACTTCCTCGAACGTCCACCAATGCGCTCTGAAGTCATCAATGATTACCACTTCTTGTTTGTCGTAACCATCCCACCACTTGTTTCCAGCTGACTTGACATATGTTGTCTTCCCTTCCGCCAATTCGAAAGCGTATTTGCTCTTTCCGGTTCCTGTCTTCCCGTACAGCCAGTAAACTGTTGGCTTCCATGTTCTGCTTGCTTCTTTAAAACTAAGGAGTTTTTCACATGTTCTTATCACTTGTAAATTGTATTGTTCCGCAACAGCACCTATCCCCTCTTTCATGGCTAATTCTTTGGCTTGTGATAGGTCGTTTCTTTTGCCTTGCTTGCTCTCCCAGTCCCCACTCTCGTGGAACTTGCCTTCCTTCATGCAGTACTCCCTTGCCTGCTCCCTCGTGCCCTTCCTCGCCTCCCAGTGAGTAGAATTATCTAAACTCTTCAGGCTGGCCAGCCTGACAGAAGTGTGGAACTCTATGTACCCCTGATAGTGCTGTTTCCCTGTCTTTGGACAGGTTTCTTCTCCCACAATACAGTATCTTCTCAGTGGCGCCTCTAAGAATTTAGTCAGACACCCTTCTTCTGGATAATGTGTGAAACACCAAGTTCTAGCTTTCATTTTCTTCCCTATAGTATAGACAGAGAAATGCCATTGAAAGGTAAGCGTAGGTTCCGTCGAAAAGCCCGAAAGGGGCGGCGTCGACGCGTAGCTAGACGGCGCAGAAATGGCCCTTCGATGGCTATTGTTCGTTCCCCTAACATAGTTCCAGATCGACTCCGTGTTAAGTTAACTTATTATAAGTGGGTAGTTATGACTTCTACTGGCGGAGCTTTTGATGTCTTTCAGTTTAGAGGTAACTCCCTATTTGATCCTGCTTACACGTCAGGAAATGATCAACCTTCTGGTTTTGATCAGTGGGCTCTTTTGTATAATGGTTATCGTGTTAATGCATCTAAGTTATCCGTTAATTTTGTTACTGTTGGATCCTCAGTGGCCTCGTCTACCCTTATGTGTGCAATAGAAGCTCGTCCAACAGTTAGTCTCCCTTTGAATCTGAAGGATTTGTTTGAGAATCCTTATAGAAAACATATTATTGCAAATGTTGGTAATCAATCACGAAACATTGTTTCTATGTACATGTCCACACGCAAAATAGAGGGTATTTCTTAAGCCCAATCTCAGTCCAATCTTCAGTATAATGCCCCAGTAAATGATAATCCTAATGAACCCTGGTATTGGAATGTTTGTGTTCAATCTTGTGATCAAGCCACTACTGCTTCAGTGGTAGCGTATTGCCAACTTAAGTTCTATTGCGAGTTCCAAGCAAGGAAGCTCATGCAAGACGCTTAAGGGCGCAGGGCATGGCTTGTCCATGCGCGAGCATACACGCCCTAGGTGGTTGTCGGAGGCGGTGGAGCGAGCATTATATGCGGAGCCGCCGGAGACAATCACCGTGTAAGGTTCTCCCTACCCTTACACGGCCGGGCAAGATGACTGAGGAGACCGGAGGTCGACGAGATTGACTGAAGCCCGGAACCCAATTCCTACTTGAAGTATACTTTAGTAAAGCCTACTTGAAGTTTGTTTGCTGCCTACTTGCAGCCCTACCCTTGCTTACTTGAAGCCCTTTCCTTACCTACTTGTCGGGGTTAGTATTACCCCCGACTTCTGGG